AACAGATACAATTGTTGAAACAGAAACTAAATCCTATTATGACGCTAATGGTGCTATCATTAGCAGTGAAATGACTAATGTTTCTAGAGAACGTGGTAGAGAAATAGATGGGGCTAAATATGAAATGCTTAGATTAATGATGGAGATTTTAATGGATGGTACTGAAGAAACTGATGATGATACATTAGGTGTTGACAGAGCGTTGGAAAAAACAACTTTATCATATAAAATAGCTTTTAATACATTATACAATTACGGTATATTAAAAGAACAAGAATAACATTATAACTTTAAATAAAAATAAAAATGGAAGAACAAAAAAAACAAGTAGCAGAACAAATCAATCAAGTAAAAGATGTTCTAGCAAATTTAGAATCTAAAAATTTTAATTTATACTTTTTTACATTAGACACTAAAGGTAACCCAACAGCTGGTATTGCCAATATTTATGAACATGTGAAAATTTTAAATGAATTAGGATACAAAGCGGCAATCCTACATGAAAAAAATGATTATAAACTTAGAGGTGACCAAGAAGGTAATGGTGTTGCTGATTGGTTAGGTGAAGAATACGCTGCGTTACCACACTTTTCAATTGAAGGTCAAAACTTGAATATTTCACCAGCTGATTTTATTATCATACCAGAAATCTTTGCTAACGTTATGGACCAAGTTAAAATGTTCCCATGTAAAAAAGTTGTTTTATCACAAAGTTATGATTATTTGTTAGAATTACTACAAATCGGAAAAAGATGGAACACAGATTATGGTTTCAATGATGTTATCACAACTAGTGAGAAACAAGCAATGTATTTAAAATCGTTATTCCCATCAATCAAAACACACGTAATCCCAGTATCAATCCCTTCTTACTTTAAAAACAGCGACAAACCAAAAATTCCAGTTGTTTCTATATTAACTAGAAACCAAGGTGATGCTGCTAAAATCGCAAAATCATTTTATTTACAATACCCAATCTATAAATGGATTACATTTAAAGAATTGAGAGGTTTACCTAGAGAACAATTCGCTACAGAATTGGCTAAATCTTGTTTAGCTGTTTGGATTGATGACCAATCTGGTTTCGGTACATTCCCATTAGAAGCTATTGAGTGTGATACACCAGTTATCGGTAAAATACCAAACATGATTCCAGAATGGATGGAAAATGTTGATGAAAACAACAACGTTACAATTAAACAAAATGGTGTTTGGACAAATACAACATTGAACATACCAGAATTAATTGCAACATATTTAAAAGTTTGGTTAGAAGATGCTGTCCCAAGTGATTTAACTGATGCTATCAATGAAACTAAAGGTTCTTATACACCAGAGAAGCAAGTTGAAGTTGCTACAAATGTTTATTCTTCATTATTTGAGAATAGAATCAACGAACTTAAAATCACTTTAGAGAATTTAGAAAATGCTCAAAAAGAATTAGAAGAAACTAAAGCTTAATTATAACAAAAGACTAATTTTATAAAAATGGAAAAAAATAATATATCGGTAATTTTACCAGTTCATGAATTGAACGAAGAAACAAAACAATTATTTAACAATGCTGTTCAAAGTGTGTTAACACAAACTGTTAGACCAGATGAACTTATTATAGTTGTACCAAAAGGGAGTGAAACAGCTAAAACTGTTAAATCTGCTGATTTTGGTGATTATAAAAAACAAGTTGTTATTGCTGAAAATGATGGGGAAACAGATTTTGCATCACAAATTAATTATGGTGTATCTGTATGTAAAACAGAATGGTTCTCAATTTTAGAATTTGATGATGAATATGCATCTATCTGGTTTAAAAATGTAGTTGAATACAAAAACGCACATACTAACGTTGATATCTTCATGCCAATCATTGTTGACGTTGATTCTAACAATCAATTTATTGGTTTTACTAACGAAGCTGTTTGGGCTAATAGTTTTTCTGATGAATTAGGTATCTTAGATAACAATGCATTATTAGCTTATCAAAACTTTAACATTGATGGTATCGTTATGAAAAAATCTACATATGAAGATTTTGGTGGGTTTAAATCAAGTATTAAATTAACGTTTATTTACGAATTTTTATTACGTATGACATTTAAAGATGCTAGAGTTATGGTTATCCCTAGATTTGGTTATAAACACTTAAACCAAAGAGCTGGTTCATTATTTGCTTCTTATAAAGAAACTTTAGACCCAGCAGAAGCTAGATGGTGGTTAGCTACAGCTAAGAAAGAATATTACTTCCCTAACGACAGAAAGATAACATATCAAGCATAAAATTAAGTAATGGTGAGCAAAAGAGGACGCAAAAGAAAAAATGATATGTATTTTGGTCCAAATGAAGAAGAAGCCGTTATTAATTTTTTAGAGTCGGAAGACGAAACAGAAAGGAATCTAATTTTTAACGAGTGGCTTAAAGGGCCACTCGATAAAATGATAGAGTCGATAATTAGAAGGTACAAATTATACAGAAAAGGAGAAACATTCGAAGAACTTCATAGTGATACAGTTTCTTTTTTAATGACAAAAGTACATAAGTTTGAACAAGGAAGAGGTAAAAAAGCTTATTCATATTTTGGAACGATAAGTAAAAATTATATTTTAGGATTACTTATCAAAGACGAAAAACATATGAAACAGACAACATCATACGAAGATGTTTCTGACAATTTAGAAGAAAGACAAGATTTGAGTTATGTAATAGATGGTGAAACAACATCGATGGACGAATTCATAAAAAAATTATGCGATGGTATAAGACAAGAATTAAACGATGAAGATTTACCACCCAAGAAAAGGTTAAACGATAACGAAAGGAAAGTTGGGTATGCTTTAATTGACATTTTAGATAATTGGGAAACAGCTTTCGACTCAATGAATGGTGGTTCTAAATATAATAAAAATTCAGTACTGGAAACCATGAGAAATTACACCAATTTATCAACCAAAGATATTAGGTTAGCGATGAAAAGGTTTAAAGAACTCTATGAAGTGTTAAAAAACCATGGTTTATAGGTAAAAATTGCAATAAAACCAAGTTATTAGGTATTTATAGTAAAACTAGAAATCATGCCAAGAAAAAAGAAACAAGACGTAAAAGTAAACGATAACGAATCATTAGAAGGATTAATGCAAGAAACTTATAATGACGCATGTTTACAAATAAATGATGCTCAAAGAACTATCAATGAGTTATCTGCTAGTGCAACACCAGCAGATGTTGATGATTTAACTAAAATTGCCAAAGAAAAAGGTAATTTATTAAAAGTTAAAGATTCGGCAATTAGAATAAAATTAGAATTAGCTAAATTACAAAGCGACATTATCAAAAATCGTGGAGATGTTGATTCAGCAGTTAATGAAAGAAGTAACGGTGCTGCATCTTTAAATGATTTTAAATCTATTAGAGAAATGTTAAGAAATAATAACGCTGAGAATGATTTAGAAAACGAAATCGAGTAATATGTCTATAATCAATAAAAAAGAAAAAGTTTTTGGTAATGTAGCAGCACTTAAAACGTTAACTACTGGGATGCCTAAATTTAAAAAATTTAACTCCTTTTCATCAGTTAATAATAAAAGTGATGTTATTGCTTTTTTAAGTGATTTAATTATTTCGTTAATTGGATTTATTGAATTGGTTAACGCTATTATCGAGATTTTAACTAAACAGTTAGCTAAAATAGAAAAAGACATTAAAAAAGCCCTTAAAATAGAATTAAAAGGTATTGTCAGTTGTGGTATTAACCCCAGCTTACCGTCATTCCTAAAATCAACTGGTAGTGGTATTGTTATCGAAGTTAAAAAAATAGATTTTATTGATTTATTTAAAGTAGATGCAACATCTAAAATTGGTAAATTATTATATGATGATGTTACTTTAAGTTTAACTGATTCAACCGATTTTAATACATTCCTTTATGGTGTTATTAAAAACGAAGGGACAACATTTACATGGAACAATATTTTTGATATCACATTTAACGCTGTTGGTACACCACCAACACCAAATAATACGTTTACAATCAAAACAAACCCTTCATACGATACAAAAACACTAAATGATTTAAACAACGATTTTATTGACACATTAACTCTATTCAATGTAGATAATATAGTTAGTAGAATTATTGATATTATTTTTGGGTCGGTTTCTTTCAGTATTTCAAAAACCAGAAAACAATTAGAACAAGAAGAAGAGATAAACGCAATAATTGATAAAATGGTTGATGAAGACATCAACACTAAAAGTGGTGAAGATAGTAACAATGATGATGGTTTCTTTA